GTCATTACAACACCCAAATCTTTTAGTGTCTCAGTTTCGCCCGTGAATACAGATTTAAGCTTGTAATACGCTTCTTCTTGGCTCAGGTTGTAAAAAGATGCAACATCCCCGGCTAATCCTGTCAATGCGGTAGACATGGAATAAGCTTCTTGTTCCGTGAATCCAAAGCTTTTTGCCATGGCTCCAAAAGTACCTACATATCGCTTTGCCATCGTCTCTGACAGTCCAAACGACTTTGCTGCATCCTTAGCAAATGTATCTACTTTGTCGGACATACTGGTAAACGTCACGTCCACAACATTCTGTACTTCTTGCAAATCAGAACCCAACTCTAGGCATTCTTTCCCAAATCCTACAATTTTTCCAACCGCAAAAGCAGTAGCTATTATGCCGCCTATTTTTTTTACAGTGCCAGACAGCCCTTGCATTTGTGATTTTATATTTTTTGTTCCATTTGACACTCCATCTGTATCAATTCGTGTATCAATAATAATAGAGCCATCCGCTTGTGCCACAATTCCACCTCTTTTCCATGGCTCTGCGACTAGCGACTGGCTCTAAAATAAAAAAACTACTAGCCAATATTCAATCTTTCTTAATTCCAAACAGTTCCCGAAGTTCTTCTTTCTCTTCTTCGCTCCGTTCATTTTTTTTCATTTTTAAATCCACTAAGACCTTATTGTCTCTGTAAAATTCTTGTTCCCACTTTTCTAATTTTTTTCCTTTGCTTTTTTTATTTCTTATGTTAATAACTTGGGAATATAATCCTTCGCCTATTTCCATGTATAGGCTCATAAATGTCCACCAATGCAAGTAGGGTATACTTCTGATCTCTCTTCCAGCAACCTTGTTAATTGCAGGAATTAATATAGGAGCGTCTTGATTCCAATCCATTAACTTATGTGCTTTTCTCTTCTTAGAATCTTCAAAACTATAATCTATAAATTCGATAGCTTTGTCACACGCTTCTCTTAAACAACCAATATGAATTTTATCCTTATAAAATATTTTAAGCATAATCATAGTCTTTTCTTGGTCATTAAACTGAGAATCGTTATATGCCGACAATATATCTAATATAGCTCTGAAATCACTCCTTATTGCACATTCTTGTCCGTTTATACAAATAGATTGTGGTAAGGACCATACATCAATCATCAGAATATTTCCTTGTATATTTTTCCATTGCTTCTTTTACTTTTTTAGAGCGCGCATTTACTTCGGTCCTAATAAACTCATAAATAATATCAAATATGTACACTGCATACAAAATGCCTTCGTCTGTTATTGCAAGTGGTGAATTGTACCTGAAAAATGTATCACCTGCACTTTCGCCCAAAAGAAACTGCATTTGTTTTCTGATTTCCAGATTTACTTTTTCTAGCTCATTAATATCTCCTTTATCACTTATAGAATTGGTTAATTCATTAAGTTTGTCCTGAACTACATTACATCTTCTTATAATGTCAGGGTCTGCGGGATTGAAATAAAAGTAACCCATGATATCACCATTATTGTCTTTAACTTCTATTTTTTCCCCTATATTTGCTGTAATACTTTTCATATCGTTCTCCCAATGTTCATTCATTTTTATAAAGATAAAGACGTGATATTGCACACGCCTTTAAGTTATTAGACACCAAGGCCCTCCGTCTCTTTTTCTAACTTCAGCATAGACGGACCAGGAATTTCGCCCTCTGTAAATTCTGGGTTCCCCGTTTTTAACGATGCAGCAGATACATATCCTTTTGTTCTTGCTCCATCTTCTGATACCTGAAATGGAATGTTCAATCCGGCCGTATCCCCACCATAACTCTGCGGTTTAACAATAACTTCTTGCACGTACGCCAGATGATTTGTGGCCTCCGTATCTTCCACAATAACTTCCAACATAAGAGTCTTACAAGAATCCCCTTTTAAACGATCAAAAGCAATTTCTCTGATTTTCGGATAAAGTTTTTTTGCAGGATCTGCATAAAATGGGTCAGCATCCATTGTTGGCTCATAACCATTATCCTTTGTTTTCGTCTGACCCAGGATGTTTTTCAATGTTTCCATATCCGGGTTAAGTTCATTAGACATTTCTTCGATATCATCACCAATAATTTCCCACTCCGCACTTCCCACGACATTTTTAAATGTGGTGTCCAAATAGTGCGCAAGCGCTTCACGATTTAATTTCGCCATGTTTATTTTCCTTTCTATCTGTTCTTGTAAAATATGTTCCTGTATTTCAGTGCAAGGCTGATAACCCAGTCCTGCACATTTCCCTCTGATGTGCTGTCCAGATATGCCGGGGTCTGCCGCGCGATCTCTGTGATTTCCCGTCCATCTGTCAGTGCCGGATAATCTTTCAGCTTCTTCTGTTCTCCATCAATGGTTATCGACTGCTTTTCAAGCCATTTACCGAGATTGTCCAAAAACTCTTTAATATCAATTTTGGAGTTTTGACTGTCTACTGATGTTCGGTACACCACATAAAACGGATAATTGCAAAGCTGATTAACTTTCCCGGTTACAGATGTTGTTTCTGTAGCAATCACCGGGCCGGAAATGGGGTAAAACGAAATTCCGCTTTCTTCTTCCAGCGTGGAGAATTTAATTGATTCACCCTCTAACAGTCCCGGAAAGTCGTTCAGCAAATCCTTGATTGCATTTGTCACAACATCATATCCATCTATGTCATATCTTTTCGGTTTATTTAGTGCCTCCTCCGGCAATTCGCTTCACTCCTTTTACCCATGCTTTACCGTGCGCGTCTTTTGCTGTATCAAACCAATGCGGTGTAGCTTTTGGATTGCTGTATGTAAGCGGTCGCTCTGTCACAACTTTCTTTGCTCCTTTTCTCGCCCAGGGTGACCATGTCACAGGGTCAATCATAACTTTACCCTCATACAAAAAACGTCCCATAGGTGGCGCAGCCGCAACAACTTTTCCGCTTCCTGCCAATGCTGCGCTCTGCAATCTCGTTACATTCACAAAGTTTCCGTCTCTATGCGGCATATACGGCACCATATCCGTCATGATCTGACTATCAAGATAGTATTGAGCACGTTCATACTGTCGTTCAAAACGATTTAGGCTCACATCAACTCTTATATCTCCCTGCACTAAAGAGAATCCCGGAAAATGAAATGTCCTACCTGCCATGTCACTTCCCTCCAATCTCAAAATGCGGTATTAGCGTATACGGCCCGCCGACTGTTGTTATCAGAAACACATAATCATGCCGCTTGTTCAGGTAATCGTAAAATCCACCGTCTACACGGTTTGCATAATCGGAATCCAGAATAGGAGCTTCCGCGTATTCCCCTTGCATGAAGAAATCCCCAGAAGCAAAGGTAATGCTTTCTTCCAGTTCGTCATTTGGTTGTTTCCCCCACTCTTTCGGCGGCAGATATGGCTTGTCTCCTACCATTACGGTGCCGTCAACGGTATGGTATTTAACATGCAAATTCGCCGTATCTGCGCTATCCAGACCTGTCTTTGCTACGTTTGCTGCTTTGTCAATAATCAGGTCAACGCCGGAAAGCACATGAGGATACCAATATATATCCCCGGTCTGACTTTCGTATTTGTTAAAAATCGTTACAGTATCGGTATATATCGGTATCCCCTCCTTTAAATTCTTGCACTAAGCAGATTGATTCCTTTTTTATCTCCAACATTAGCAAGGTACTCTGTCGCAACTTGCCGCAGTAGTACGTTCTCTACTTTTTTGTCCATAGCCGCCTGAGAATAAATATCCTCACTGTTTCCAGATATTCCTGTAACATAAGAGATACTTTCGGAGCCGGAAGAAACAGACGAAACCATTTTTCCGGTCATTGTGCCGTCCTCCCTCGTTACCGTTCCCACAGTAGCCATAGATGCTTTCTTTACTTCGTCAATCTGGTACAAGCAATCAGCAACCGCACAGACCGCTTTCTTTACCTTTGTTTGCGCTCGTTCATTGTCTGGGAGGCCGTCCACAAGACGGTCAAAGGTAATGTTGTCTATGCGGTCACTGGCTTTCTCCAGATACTTTTCAAGGGATTTGTCCGGCACAGTATCGCCATAATATTTAGTTTTATAAAACTCTGTATCTGCGTATGCCATGCCGGAGCCTCCTTATGATTTTGCGGTTACATCGTCATTTCCCGATTTCAGTGCCTTATAGGTATTGTCACATTCAACAACCGTGATATACTGTCCGGTAGTGGCTGTAATATCAGACTTGCCGTCCCAAGGTGTCCAAGTCTTTACACTCTGTCCGAACTTTACTTCCGGCGCGGAACCTGCTGCCACTTTGTATTTGTACATGTGTCCGGTTTCAAGCCCCGGAGAAACAGTCACTTTGGTATCTCCCGTCTTTGTGCCTGCGGCGGATGTTACCGTTAAAGTACCGAGTGTTGTATCGTCCGTCATATCAACAACTGAAATAGCGTCAATATATTCTGCAAAAAGAGTTAATCCCATGATTGCAAATGCTTCTGATACAGCATGTTTGTAGTCGCCTTGAGTGTGGAATCCAATCAGATTCGTTTCTCCGCTGACCGTATATACCAGTCCAGCCCGTACAAAATCACTCTCGTTCGGGTCAACATAGTAAAGAACGATATTTTCTACCGGGGTAGCAATAATGCGTCCTCTCTGGATTTCTCCCTCAGAAAGCAGGAAGATCGTGTTGAATCCCATGAAGTCCTTGATATACTGGAATCCAAACTGATTCTGAATCGTAATATCTGCCGCACCGATGTACTCATACACGTCAAGGATATTTACAAAGCCTACAACTCCCGTTGCTGTCCTGTGCATCATTTTGAACTTGTTCTCCACAAGACCTTTGGCCATAGCAAGCGCCATCTGGAAAGTAGTCTCTGTCGCTGTCAGTGTGCCGGTATTCAGATAATCATAGAATCTTCCAGTAACCATAGTGGTAAGCTGGAACAGAAATTCATCATCGGTCATCTGCACTGCGTTCTCATAGCCGTGGTCTTTAATGCTTTCAATGGAAACAGCCTTTGCATACTTCTCAATGGTCATTTCCGCATATTCTTTTTCTTTTACAGTAAATTTGCTGTATGGGATTTCCTCGCCCTCGCCTACGTTTCCATCTGCAAGACTTCCCTCTGCATATTTACTTTTCAGGATTGCTCCCGGCTGTTTCTTAATCGGGCGCATAATACCGAGAATCTCTCTTAAATGCTCCCAGTTCCGCTCAAATCTAGTAACAAAATCAATTTCCCTTGCCGTTACCTGAATGTCAGCGGTTTTGATAAGATTATTTTTTGCTGCCATTATTCTTCTCCTTGTCCAAATAATCCAAGATTTTCAGCAATCGCCGCCTGCCTCTCTGACGGGTCTTTGATTGCATAAATATCTTTCTTTGTCATAGTTCCATGTCCGCCCGGTGTTTTTCCTGTTCCTGGGGTTGTAAATCGCGCCGCCTGCTGCTGCGCTTTCTGCTGCTGCTCATCAACGAACGCCGAAGCATCTCTTTCTTTAATCTGCCCGATCAGATCAGACAAGCCTAAAA